GTCTATCTTTAACATTTCTTAGTTGGTCAGCCATAAAATTAACAAAAGTTTCAACTTCTTTCTTAGCTTTGAAAGCTCCAGTGGTTTGAGAAGAAGTTACTATATTATGTAGTAAATTATCATTATTCTCTTGTGCTTCAACTAGTTCTACAGCTCTTTCTCTGTAATCTTGTTTCTTTTCGGGAGTTAAATCCTTTTCGGAAACACCATCAATAGCTAGTAATTTTTTGTATTGAGGTCCTATCTTACTTTCTGTAGTTATACGAGAACCAGTGATATTCCTTTCTCCAGTTTCAGATTGGTACTCCTTACCAGATATAGTTCCAGTAAAACGACCAATTAGTCTTTTTATATTCTTGAGAATTTTTGGGGAAACCAAACCCAGTATATCTGATAAAAGGTGTGTGTCTAGTTTTTCATGACCTAAATCTGTTAATAAGTCTGAGGATTCATTGTAGTTAGTTCCATTTAAGTTAGAGTACTCAACCAATTCATCCATAAGCTCCCATGCTTCTAACAGTACAGGGTCACTCTTGATGTTCTCTTCAAATCTCTTGTCTTTATGTTTGTCTTTAGGGGTGAAAGTACTGTACTCCAAGTTGGCTCTTGCATCATGATTAATGTATTGTTTACCATCTATAAAGAAAGACTTAGCAACCTTATTACCTGTAGCCTGGTCAAAATGATTTTCTGCAAACACAAATGGAGACTTAGTATAAAAGTTCTGTAAGTAAAAATTCCACACATTCTCAGCGTCTGCTTTATACATCTTATCCTGCAATTCTCCTGCATTTGTTGCTCCATACTCTTCTAACAGTCTTTGTAATTTAACATCTTTCTCTATCATAAAAGCACTAATATTATCTTGTGCTTCTTTAACGAGTTTATTATACTCTCTTTGTCCCATTCTGTCAATCAGCTCCTGTTTGTAATCTAGGGCTTCTTGGTCATTTGCAAAATTACCAGAGAATTCAGAAAATGAAGAGTCAGCAATTATTTCAGGAAGTTTTCTAACATCTATAAAATCAGCTTCTTTTGACAAGTCTTCATAATGCTTATCAATTGTATTCAATTGAGCATCAGAATTCTCAGCCGTAAAAACATAAGATATTTTTGTTACACTTTTCTGTCTGATAGCATTCTTTTTCTTGAATTCTTGCCACCCTACAGTAAAAACATTTATCAATCTGCTCTCTCCTTTATTGGCAGTCTTAAAAATACTCCAATCAGCTTTCTTATTAAAGAAAGTCCCTATAAAATTTCCAGTGTCCATTAATCTTTTAGTAATAGACTTCTCTTTTGCTAAAAGCTTATCTTCCACACCTTTCTTACCGTTATTTCTAACAGCATCATCATAAGCTTTCTTAATTACAGAAGTAATTACTTCTCCCTCTTCTTGATTATCCATTCTGGTGTAGTATTTTACACCTATGTAATCTTTACCAACTCTAGAAGCAAACTGAATGTCATATAATCTTTTTGCTTCTTCTTTAATAAAATCATCTTGGGCATTTTTATTTTCTTCTGTCTGTCTCAGATGAAATTCTATCTTCTCCAGAACTCTTAATTCAACTTCAGCTTTTAAATCATCTTCTACAGCTTTAAGACCTGCTTTAGCCTTAACTATAGCAGCGTGTACAGGAGGATTATTTTTAGCAAGTGTTATAAAAGATTCAGTTAAGAATCCTCCCTTTTGACTAGAGGTCATGTAACCAATCATATCAACATACTTCTTAACAAACTCTAAATTCTCAATTGTAGGATTTCTTAAAAGGTTTTGCATATTAACTATGTCTACTCTGATATTATCAATAAATGCCATAGTGTCTGAATCATTGTCCTCTAAGGTTTTAATCTCTTTAAACAGACTGATAGACAGTTCTTTAAGAGAAGCTATCTGTTCAAGCTGAGCCCTGCTTTCTCCAGTTCTTAATTCCTCATTTTTTAAAAGTTGAATCTTTACATCTACCTGTTCTTTAAGTTTTTTTCTGTGCTCAATAGTCTGTAAGAAATCAAAATCATTTTTTACAGGTGTACCAGGCAACATACTTGCAGGTGGAAGAGGAGGCAAAACATTCTCATCTTGACCATCCATCTTCATTGCTCTGTAGGTTTCCATAACTATTAGCTTATCCATACCTTCCTTATTAACCTCAATAGAGAAAGCAGTAGAACTGCCTATACTCCTTTTGATGTTTAAGAACTTAACCCCTTGCACCGTATGCATGGGGTTAGTCTTATCAGTTAGTTGTTCAAAGCTTTTGTTGTAGAGTTTCTTAATGTAGATTTGGACTCTTTTATCATAGTCCTCTTTTACTGCAACTAAGGTTGCTTTACATATTTTACTCATATTTATTTACATTTATTATTAATGTCATCTGTTATACTTTTAAAAGAGACTCCAGCACTTGGACCTTCTGGTGTGAACTCTGGTCCACCTTCCTCAGATAATATCTGTTGTTCAAGAAATGCCAAATACGCTGCCTCTTCTGTTAAAGGGGAGGGAGCTTGTGTCACTTTAACTGCCTTAGGAGCTTTTTTATATTTCTTAAAGTTATGTTCACTCCCCCTCTTTGTAACCATCAAGCTAGACTTGATTGCCTGCAAAGCTAAGGAATTATTCTCTAAGTTTTCTCTTTTAGCAATTTTATTAATTATTCTAACTAAAACATCTGTCAGCTTTTCCATTAATCCCTTAGGGATAGCAAGATAGTCCATACCTTTTAAAGTATTTCTAAATGTCTCATTAGTATTAGATAATGTCACAGCTAAGAACTCCTGAGGGTTTATAGCAGCATAGTAAGTTTCAAACTCATCTCCTTTAAGAGTGAAGTGTTCAGAGGAGATAGATTGATTACTGTCTCTTCTGGTTTTATAATCTCCATACTCTTTCAAAAAGTTATCATACTTTACTGTGTCTTTATTTCTCAGTTGTTCTTTAAACTGACTGAATACATTCATATAAGTATAAACCTCACTTGGAGCTCCTTCAGCTATTGTCCCATTACCATCTACAAAATCTCTAATGTATCTAGCAGTTAAGTTATGTAAAGCCTCATGAATAAAGGTTTTAGCAAAGTGTGCTCTAGTTGGTATTCTGTCTACATTCATCTTAATGTTTCCAGTCTTTCTACTAGTAGTCCCTGCAGCTCCACCATCATACTCATTGTATTCATCTACATCATTTAATAATGGTGCAATGAAGTTAGCGATTTCCATTATTCTTTGGTCATCTCCAAACTCTCCTTTTGCAATTGTGCTTGTTATCTCTACTATAGGAGTACCATTGTCAGGAAGAGTACCTAAATTTTCATTCTCATGAAACTTAGACTCAATTTCTGATACTTCATTTCTTACAAACTCTTTATCTGTAACACTTGAAGTAGCATTAGCTATTTGATACTGATACTCAGCCATACCTAGTGCACCAAGAACTTCAATCTCAACATACACTCCTGCTCTTTCCTGTCTGTATAGCTTCCACTTGTGTTGTTTAAGCTTACTCTTAGTAGATACCTTTGCAGATATATACATAGGAGGATTACTAACCTCTGATTTCAATGTGTAATAAGCTCCACCACCTGGGATTTCAAATCTCTTCAGTGCTTTTTGCTGAGCCATCTGTGGATTGTTTTGAAAGTATTGTTCTTCAAACCCAGTTAAGAAAGCTACTCTATTAGTGTCATCATTCATTAAACTATTAAACTGTCTAAGAACCCCACTGGCTGTCATATTGTCCCCTGTAGAGATGTTTGCAGTCATATCATCTAAATACTCTATTGGTAAAAATTTGTGGAACTGTAAAGCTCCCTGTACTATACCTCCAGAAGCATAAGAATATGCAATCAGCTCTTGTGCTAGCAATCTTGTAGAGTAGAATTCTGTTTCTCCATTTCTGTTAATTCTAGGTAAAGATATATCCTCTGCAATCAATGCCTTGAATGCTGTGAAGATAGCCTCTTGGTTAGCCTCGAAAGATTCTTGGTTGTTGAATGTGATTAAAGAAGGTTTCCCATCTTCCCCATATTGAAAGTTAAGTAAGTTTAAGAATAAATTCCCTCTTACCTTCTCTACTCCTTTACTAAACTCTGCACTATCATCAGAATATAAATGGTCAATGTATGTACTTAAAGATGTGTTATGTCCTTCAACATCAGTGAAAAGGGTTTCTCTAACCTCTTTTGCATTGGTGTTAAACAAACCTAACATCTGAGAAGTAGTGATATATCTCTTCATCTCTTGGAACATGTGCTCTTTAGCTTTAATCAAAGCAAAAGAATTATTAATATTTACCTTACTACTAGCTAGTATTTTAGACATTATCTTGTTTAGATACACACTCTTAGCAGGGAATAAACCATTAAATAAATTTGTACTTAATGATAAAGCAGTACCTACCATTATACCTTGGTTGGTTCTAGGTATTAGATATACTCCTTTACCTAAGTCAATGTAAGTCTCTCCCTCTTCTATAGTTTCTCCATCATACACTATATCTCCCACTAGTAACTCAACCCCATCCAGGTTTGAATTCTCATCTGTGTTTGAAAAGTACTCTCTGAAATCATCTTCTTTAGTTGCTGATTCCCACATAGACTTTCCTAAGTTGTTCATATCTACCAACTGCCCTGCTTCCTTAACCCCTTCAGCATCACTCATTAACTGAGCATAAAGAGCTAAGATTTCAAGCTGTTGTACATTATCTGCCTTATCTCCTAAAGAAACATTACCAGCTAATCTCTTACCTGTGAACTGTTTGTTGTCCTGAGTAGACTCAAATACAGTTATCACATCTTCTCCCATCATTCTGGAAACTTCCTGCCCATATCTTCCTCCTTGTATTACAGACCCTGCTGTACCATACTTAACTATCAAAGCATCAATTGCTTCTTGCTTTGGGTTCACTGGGAACTCAAGACTAGAAATAGATTCTTTCTGATTTAAGATTGCAAAGAACTCTTTTACAATAGGTTGAGAGTGTAACAAGTAAGGTATAGAGTACTCTTTGTAGAATACTGTTTTACCATTAATTGATTTCTTTCTGTGGAAAGGTTCTCCTTCTATATACTCTTCTTCTTTAATGATTTCATGCTCTGAGTCAAACCCTAACATTGCCATCATACTATCCACTGCAATTGCACTCTTGTGATTTAATCCTGTCTTACCAAGAATCTGAGCTTTCTCATTATCAGTTGCTGTATTAGTTCTCTCATCGAGAACTGTTGAGATTGGTCTTCCTAAGAAAGCAACTGCTTTACTTGTAGCAAGTGTTGCCTTAGAACCAAAGTTACCATTAGATGCTAGATTACCCACCACAACAGATGCTCTAGTCTTAGTTTTATTTACCATTCTAGTTAAGTGTACTCCACCTTTACTGATTGCTTGTTGGAATCCACTATGAAGAGTTACCCCTTTAGCATAGATACCAATTGCAATAGACCCAGTAGAACCATTGTTCATCTTAACTCGTTGATACTCTGGAGACAACATGTCAAATGTAGTTGACTCCTCAGCATTTGTATCAATTAACTGTTGGATATCAGCAGCCTGTCCCTCAGCATAAGCCATAGATAAAGCTTTGTTTATCTTGTCTTGAGCTGCAGGATTAGAGAACACAGCAATGTGAGTCTCTACAAACTTGTTCTCCAATAATTTTTGTTCATAACTTCCTTTAATTTGTGACTTTAAGAAAGCAACCATATCTTTTAACTCAGCCTCAGTGTGAGGGTAAATGTTAAATGTCATTGCCTCATCTTCTCCTAACAGTCCTTGTACCAGACCATCTATCATCTTAGCAGTCTCAGGAGCATACTTTCCTTCAGTGGTAATTAACCTCTGTAGTGTAGCAATCTCATTAGTTTTCTCAGCAATATAAGCATCAGAATTCTCTTCAGTTAACTTCTCAATCTTCCCATCTTGTCTTACAATGTGGTGGTATTGGTAAGCTGTTAAACTGTCAATATCAAAATCCTGTCCCATCTGTGCAATGAAACCTTTAGGTGTCACTACTAAATCTCCAGACTCAGGAGGTAAGAATCCTACTATTTTGATAGCAGAACCTAGTCCATGAGATGATGTTGGAATTCTAAAAGCAAACTGCTCTAACACTTCCTTATCAAACATCTCTTCTCTAAGTTGGTAAGTACCTTCAACTAAAGTAATGTAGTCTCCTTGTCCTGTAGCCTCATTGAATCCATCAAATATGTCAATTAATTTCCCACCAAGTTTAAATCTAGAAGGCATAAGCACTTCAGCTTTAATAATTTGCCCTTGAGCATTCTTGGTACTCTTTAATGTCCCTCCTTTGAAATCTCCAATATGTATAATCTTACTTCTATTAACCCCTTTGTAATCTTCAGCTACTTCAAAACCAGCTTCAGATGCAGTAACAAACTTGTTACCAGGAATCTTTTGTTTGAATATTTTGTTTGTAATTAAAGCATTAAGCATTGCTTCAAACTTATTACTGTTCCCAGTTGCCCATAAAGGGAGTCTGAACTCGTCTTTAGGTCCTACTAACTCAAGAGACTTTAAGTCTTGTTTAGAAAATCCTCTACTTTCAGCTTCAGCTAAAATCAACTGTTGTACAAGCTCTTTAGATTTCTTCTCATCAATAGGAACCATGTTCTCATCTAACCCTAAAGCATCTAAGAATTTCCCTTTCTTCATGTTAACCATTGCAGAGAATGTTTCAAAGAATTTTTCTTTCATCTCCTCTCCTGTCAACTCTTCTCCTTGATACATAAACCCTTTAAGGTCTGTCATACCATCTCCGAAAAGTAACTTGAAAATCTGTGTACCCATTGATACTGTATCATCTCCAGTCTTCTGAGACTTGTTTGGTACATCCTGTTGGATTTTAAAATGCTCTCTGTCTAATTCAATTGTATTGTCTAAAGACAATGGAGCATCAATATCACTGAAAGTTTTATCCCCAGTCAAACCACCTACTTTATTAGCAGATTGGTAAGAAGCTCTCACTGTTTTACCAGTTTGATTTTCTAGTGTTTCCATCTTAACTCTTAGTCCATCAAGCTTTCTACCTGCTGTTAACTCAGGGATTAAAGGGAATGATGAGGACTTAATATAAACCATTCTGTTTACTCCATCCTTTAAAATACTCCCTGTATAAACAGGCTTTAAAGGTTGTAGTAATATCTCAGTCATAGTTAAACCATTAATAGATTTATTAGCACTGTTAATTACTTGAGATAGAGCCAGTTCAGCAGGAATAGGTTTTCCTTGATTTTCTTCTACTGCATAAAATTTGTTTTGTGCATCTATCTTAGTACGGATTGCATCTAATATTTCTTGAGGTATTCGACCTTGTTTTTCTAATACATACAAATGTTCTTTCACTGTACTGTATTCCTGTGCATCAGTACTTTCAATACCAATAAAGTCAGCAATATTACTAAATCTATCTTTAAGAATATCTTCAAAAGAATTATCTCCTTCCACTACTCTTTTAATCATGTCTCTGTAAGTAAACCCAGACTCTTCATGAGTTGCATTAATCTCTTTCTGAGAATAGTGCCAACCTACAATATCAAGTAAGTTCTCAGCAGCTCCATACACATCCTCCATCATTACTTGTAAGTATGTGTCTCCTTTAGAGTTAGCAAGATTTTTTCCTGGTGCAATCATAGCTGCCATTCTCTTACCAATGTTTACTGCACTTATAACAGAAGCTTTTGTAGCCTCTACTAAATTATTAGATGTTGCAGAACTATGGTCAGCATTATAATACATTGCTGGGTCACCAGCAACCATTTGCATATAGTTCATTGAGGTTAACTTAGAGTTCAATATGAAATCTACTTCAGCTAACATGTTTCTTTCTTGGTCTGTTCCAATTGTTCTAGCTGCCATAAAGTCAACATCATTAGGTACTGACCTGTTATCAGATACTTTACGAGCTTCAGCAAATGTATTCTTTTCAACCTCTTTAGTAGAAACTTCTTTGAATTCTTTTTTGATAGCCTCCATTGCATCTGCCTCACTGATTCCAGCCTTAACCTTCTCTATGATAGCATCTCTTATAGTTTGTCCCTTCTTATTCTTAACTGTATTCAGTACTGGGAAAATATTAAATCTCTCAGCTCCTTGTGCATACCCTTTGATATCAGTGTTTCTACCTCCTGCAATAAAAGAATACATTCTTCTAAGCTCTGGCATAACATAGTTATCATACATCAACTCATTCACTTGGTCAGTAAATATGTAGTTTCCTTCAGCATCTTGTGTGAAGGATTGGTCACTTGCATAGAAATCATACACAAATGTTTTCATAAGTACCATTCTCCCTTTATCAGAGTTTGTTAATGTGTTCATGTGCGGAGGACGAAGTTTAAAGCCAGATGCTTTATCCAACTTACCTTTTCTTCCTTTAGATTGATAAGCTATACGTAAAGCTAATTGGTAATCTTCTTCACTAAGTTCATCAATACCTGCAAACATTGGAGTATCTTTATACACATCTTTAAGTGACATTAAGTCCATTAATCCATGGTCGAAAGTTTCAAGGAATTCAGGGTCTTCAGCCAACATTCTCAACATGTAAGAATCCTTTGCAAAAGCAGTCTCTCTTAGTTTCCCAAGGTAGCTGTTCTTTGCCATCACTGAGTTCTTCAGTTTTCTTATTTGTTGATAGAAGTATGTCATATTCTCTACTTCAGTAACTGTTTTTTGACCAGACCTTCTAGTAGTACTTGCATATCTACTATTGTTCTTAGCCTCTAAGTAAGCTACTTGCTCTAAGATTGAGTGCATATTCTCAAATGGATGTGTCTTTGGTTTAGCATAAAAGTTTATAGCTGCATCATTCTCTCCTCTATTGTCAATAAGGAATTTATTTAAGATGTTGAATACTCCTGCAGAGTCTTCAAATAATTGCTTTAAAGATTTCTTCTCAGCAATACCATCCTTAACTATAGCCAATTGACCTTTCATCATCTCTTCCATAGCTCTTTCTGATACTCTAATACCAAATGCTCCCAACCAAGTTTGAAGTGTCTCTAGAGATTGTTTCTCTGGAGAAGCTCCCCAACTTAGGTATTCATTATAAAGTCTTGTCATCTCTTCTTTATTGACAACACCTTTCTTATTTATTTTATTTCTTTTGAAATTTTCTTTCCAGTTGTTTTTGATTACACGAACTGCAGAATTTGAATTACTCTCATACAGAGTAGCATTCAATGTTGTTCCATCATTAGTGAACCCTGAAAAGTATGCTGATACTTTTTGAGCATGCATGTTATAAACAAAAGAGTTTTGAACAGATTCTTCTGAGCTCTCTAATTTCTCAACTAAAGAACTCACCCAGAAATTTGATTTCTCATACTGTTTAAGTATTCTCATCATATCTTTAAAGTCAGTTGTTGACCCTATAGAGCTAGACAGAGTCAGCAATACAGTGTCATACATACTTTTGAATGGGGTGATTTTCTTTCTTCCTAAGAATCCAGTCTCTCCAGTCTCTACTTGTGCAAACAATCTTTTAAGTGCAGTCCCCAATTTATCAACTGGCTTCTCTTCGTTAGATTTTTTACTGTAGTCTTTTACAGACTCTCCTTCAGTTTCCTCATAAACATCTACTACGAAGTTTTCTCTTTTACCTCTTTCAGTAGCCTCAGTTAATAACTTACCTTTATCTTTACTTACTTGTTTAATCTGCTCTTTAAGAGTCTCTAAGCTACTAGTAACATTTTCTACAGCAAGATTACCTTTGAAACTTTCTAATGTCTCCAGGCTTGCCTCAATCTCTTTGGCAGCTTCTTTCAAGTCTTTTTCTAAGTTGGAAAGGATAGTTAATGGGTTAGCATCTTTATTAGCTAACTCAGAACTCATACTCCCAATTATATCTTCCTCTTGTTCTACAGTTAAACCTTTGGTAACAAGGATACCATCTTTCACATTTTGTGTTGAGGTCATCTCTGATACTACCAGCTCATCAGTTTCTTCTAAAGGATTGATTGTACCTCCAAGCTTATTAATAAGAGCAGTGGCAGTTTCTAATGCCTCATTTCTTGTGGTTGTTTCTGCTTCAGATAGGGTCTCAGTGTTTCCATCTAATACCTCTGCAATTACTTCAGCTTCTACTACATCTTCTTTAATCTCTACAATCTTTTCTGCTACAACAGGTTCAGTCTTAGACTCTTGTACTTGTTGTACTAGAGGTTTTGGATTATCACTCTTGATTGCTTTTATTCTTACTCCTTGTTGAAGGGCTGGTGTAAACACTGGGTTTTCTTCAGTCCCTACATTGTATCCCATCAAGTTGGTTGATAGTGTATCTTTCAAATACTCTTCATAAGAGTCTGCTATTTTCTCTACTTTGAATTGTCCATCCTCAGTCTTAGAGATACTTACTACACCCCCTTGATGAGAACGAGGACCATAAGTTGTGTTCTGTACATACTTATCACTATTAACAGCCATTCCAGAATCTTTGTTCCATCTATGAGCCATTTTAGCTATGTGTAAACCTCTAACTTCTTTACCATCAGTCTCTTCAGCACCTTTCTTCACAGAAACTAATCCTTCAACTAACTCACTTAATGAGGTAGACAAAGATAATCCTGTCTCTTTCTTAACTTGGTCATGCACTTGTTGTGCTTGTTCCTTAGTCATTCTATAAGGATTGTCCTTTGCTATAAATGGTTGCTTGTTTGGTCCTATACTAAAAGTATCATTTACTAGGATAGTGTTAGCTGCTGCTAAGATTCTTACAGTCTCAATAGCATCTTGTCTAGCCTGGTTCTTATTATCTTCATTCTTTCTTAAAGCAAGTGTAACAACGTACTTCTTAACTCCATTTATAGTAGATACATGTTCTATATAAACAGCTTTCCCTGCATTCTCTACAACATAAGAAACAGATTTACCATCTTTACTAGTTTGCTTAATTTTCTTTGAGAACCCAGCATCACTGTCTCCCCAGTTGATTATATCTCCAGTATCAATCTTCACTCCTCCATCAACAAAGTTAAGACCTGATGTCCCCATCACTGCCACATGGCTAGTCTTCGCTACTTCATTTAATTTCTTTGGAGGTATTGGTGTACCATCAGCTTCTTCTTTTTGTATTTTTAATCTTACAAATGAAGTACCATCAGATAATATTTCAAACTCCTTAGTGTTTCCAGCAAGGATTTCTTTTCTTAGATTCAAAGCACTCAGTCTTTTAACTTCAATTTCTTTCTTTTCAAGAGAGGATAAATTTGATACTTTAATTTTAGTACCATCATTCTGTCCTTCAGTAGAAGCATTAAACCATTCAGACTCAGCAACCCATCCTACATTTTGACCTTCACTGTCAACATAGTACATAGGTACTTTACTGATATATTCATCAGTTTTAGAGAACTCTTCAATAGACATACTACCACTTAAATTAGCTATTTCAGCATCATACTTAGCGTTTATTTTATTTTCTAGTTTACTTGTAACAGTTTCTGTGTTATGTGGTTTAGTCCCCTCTTCAACAAAACCTTCTAAATCCCCATTTTCAGATGCTACGTTTCCACTTTTTGTAAACACAGCTACTTTATTCCCAGCTCTATAAGTTGTCACTGTAACATCATTACCATTAACATCTGTATAATATTCTTTTTTTACAGGTATATCTTTAGCTTTTTTAGTTAACTCAACATCTAATTCTTCGTTTCTTCGTTTATTTATTTCAGATTGGGTATTAGTACCTGTTTTAGGTCTATTCTCCTCTACCCATTCAGAGAAAGGAATCCTTTTAACAGTCTTACCATTCTCATTTCTAACTGAAACAAATGTCTTACCAGTCTCTTCAGCAGTAGGTTGTCCAATAGTTAATATGTCTCCTTTGTTGTTTTTGTTTGGATTAACAAGATTGTTAACATTAGTAGGAGAATCACTATTTCTTTGTGGAACTGGGGCATTACTTCTACGAATATAAGTTTCTCCTGTTTCCTCATCTACAACTTCTTCTTCAACAAACTCTAATGCAGAGTAGTTTACTTTATGTACTTCATCATAAACCTCGTCTCTGTTTTGTTCTACTACAGGTATACCATTGATATCTACAACCACTGTTTCAGAAGGTGTAGAAGTTAGTCCAAGGACCTTTTCTTCTTTCTCTAATTTTTCAGTGGTCTCTATAGACTCAGTTACAGCAACAGTTGCCAAGTCTAACTTCTCTTGAAGAGAGTTAGCCATAGCTATTGCATTATTATATTTTTGTTGTACATCTACTTTACCAAGTCCAGCATTGCTCCAGGCATTACCAAACAAAGTTAAGTACTCTTGGTAGTTAGGTATAGTACCTTTTCCACCAATTGCCATAAGGAAATCTTCAAATGTAGCATCTCTACCAGTTGTTTCTTTCAACACTTCAGCAAAAGCTTTCATCTTGTGTCCTATACTTACAAGAGGATTAGTCTCAGCATCTGCATCATTTAGTGTAGAAACCATCTCATCTTCAGGCATTTGCATAAAGATATCCATACCCCCATCCATTTCATCTTGAACAAAAGTTTCAATCTCTTGCATGTTTTCACTAACAATTTCTTTAAACTCCTCTCCTAAATCTTCTACCTCTTGGTCCTGAGAAGCACTTATACTACCTTCTCCAAAAGGGTTTTGAGTAGTGACTTCAGCAGGAGCTGTCTCTGTTGGAGGAGTAACCTCAACTTGTTTATCAGCTTCCTTCTTAGCAGCCATTTCTTCTTTGAAAGTCTTTAGTATTTGTAGACGTTCAGTTTGTTTTAATACTTTCTGTACAGATTGGTTTGACACACTCTTACCAAAATTATCTTTAAGAGCTTGAGCTACAGTTACCTTACTGTTAGAAGCTATGTGCTCTTGAGCAAATTTCATCATAGTAGATTCATCCTGATATCTCTTAGCTTTAGCTGGAGATTTCTCAACCCCTATTTTCTTATCTAAAAATCTTAACCCAGTCTCAGTCTTTTGTAAAGACTCTTGGTAAGACTTGATATCAAGGTCTCTTTGCTCAGTCTCAGGTTCTCCCTGTAACTCACTTATTCTTTGTTCTAGTTCTGTTTTATTAGACTCAAGATTTCTTTTATTGTATTCTAAGTTAAGTATATACTCATGATTAGGAAGACCTTCAGAAGCTTTAGCACTAGACATTACTGCTTTTGCTTCTGCAATTGCTTTCTGTGTAGCTTTCATAGTTGCCATCTCTTCCTCACTTGGGATAGTAGTTGGAGCTTGTTGCTTAGCTAAAGACCCTTCAAGAGCAGATATAAACTGCTTCCCTTTACCATGTTTCATAGCCTGGAAGACACCATTGAATATTCTGTTCTCTCTAATCTTATTAGCTTCTTCATGCTTACCTTGGTCAGTAAGTTCTTTAATCTTATTCTTATACTCTGTTTGACTAAAGTTTCCACTCCCTGCAGCCATCATGATACCATCTATCTCTTCTTTAGTGATACCTTCTTTCTGTAAGTCCTTCATCAAGTTATCGAAGTTCTTCTTAGTTTGTCTGTAATCAGAACCTAATTTGTTCTGTAAGTACTTAGCCCCTCTAATAGAGTTACCTACTGGGCTCATTATTATTTTTTGAATAGGAGCTTGTGCCAATACATTAAAATAAAAACTACCATTAAGTAATTCATTCTTTCTTGCAGATGCCTCAGCATCAGTCTCTCCCCATACAGGGACAGCTTGAACAACAACTTCCTCTAAAGCCTCCTCAAGGTTTCCACCAATGGTTGGCTTTCCAATCCTTTTACCTGAAAAGTTATTAAGGGCTTCCATAGTTTTTGGAAAAGGGTTGTTTATTTTATCTATTATAGTTTTAGCTTTAGTTGATTTAGCAGTAACTTTACTCCAAGTTGGGGTTTTTCTAAAGTTTTCTGTAAGCTTTCTAGTAACAACATTATTTGGGATACCTTTAAGTAAACCAAGTGTTGCTACCTCTGAAACTGCTTCAACCCAAGTTCCAGTATAAGCTTTAGCCCCAGCCCCCGCCCATGTTTGTGGTTCTTTAGTGTTTTTTAATATCTCCTTCATCTGAACAAGATTATGTTTAGTTACCTTTCTTTGTTCTGGAGTCCCTAAACCTCTGTCTAGAGCATCCTGATACTTTTCAATATCATTAATCATTGCTTGGTACTGCATTCTGTCAGTTTGCATAGACACTTTACCTCCTTCAAAATTAAAGTGTACTGAACCATTATGGTTATCAATAGTGTTAGCTAAGTTGGAAGTGTGCAGTGTAGCTTGTGTCGTTACATCTGCAAGTAACCCCACAGCATCTCCTGTAGATTTTCTTACTGCCTGTACTTCACCTTTAGTTGCAAGTTTAGCTGTTATCTTTCTAGCTCCACCTTTAGTTGCAAGTTTAGCTGTTATCTTTCCAGCTATACCTTTAGACACTCCTTTAGTTACTGCAGCACTTACTGCTTTAGCAACTCCTTTACCAGCAGCTCTACCAAATACACCCCCACCTAAGAAGGATACAGAATGTCCTGCACCATAGGTTAAATTGTATAATGTATTTTGTTCTACATTAAGACCATTAAGTAAGTCTATTCTAGCCATATTCTCTAAAGCTCTTGTTTCAGCTTCAGTTCTTTCTTCTCCACTTTCTAATTTATCAACCAAATATTTTCTGTATTTAACTGAATCATGTGCATCTCTTATTCCAAAAGTGGCAATGTCAGTTAAGAACTCTTCTCCTAAAAGGTTATAGACATTATCATCATTTACATAAGCATCTAACTCGTCTACTTTAGATTGAAGTTGTCTTCTCATATAATTGTTAATCCCTGCATCTTCTCTACTCACTAGAGAACTAGCATTATAATTTTTTTCGTAATCCTTGTCGTAGAAATCAAGTTCACCATCTTTAATAATTTGACTTATTTTTTCAATTTCTGGTTTAAGAACATTATCTCTTTCCTCAGTAGTTTTTATATACTCTTTTTTTAATTCCTTGTTGTCCATTGAAGCTCCATCAGGAGACAGGGCAGCAAAGATGGAACCCATAAAATTGTCAAAGTGTAATAAGACATTTTCAGGATTATACCAAGCATTACTATCTAATTTTACTTGATTCTCTTTGTTATATCTTGCAACTCTAGTATCTACATCCTCATCTATACTTTCAATCTCAGCTAATCTTTTTTCTAAGGGAACAATTTTATCCAGTACATCATAGTTAATACCTTTGTCTTGGAACATTGGGTCTTTTCCTACCCCTGTAAACACAGCTTTAGTGTATATAGCTTCTCCAGTCTCTAAGTTTTTTTCTACCTCTTCTACCAGAGCTTTACTTTCTAATTGCTCTACAAAGTCTTCCTTGTCTTCATAAGCTCCAGGCTCATTGTTGGCAACTTTGTTTTGCATGTATTGGTCATAAGTCTCTGGTCGCACATGGTCTATAGTGTTAGCCATTGGCTCTTTCTCATAAGCTAATAAACTATCTTGTTCAGCTTTTAATTCAGCTTCTCTAGCCTGCTCATTCACTGCATACTCAGTCTCTTCTTCTTGAAGTAAGTTGTATTCATCTTCAGTAGCAATAGAATCATAAGTAACACCAAGAACCTCAACAGAGGATTGGTAAACACCTTCAGAGTCAATAATTCCTCCACCAGTATATGTGTAACCATTAGCTTGTAAAGCTAAAATTTGTTCTTCATTCATAAATTAATTGTTTATTATGTTTGCTTTATTAGCATCAATAGGTATAGAGATTATAACTTCTCTGTTGTCTATAACTTCATGATAATTAACCACTTTAGTTTTTGTAGGTTCTGAAAATGGGTTATCATATTTAAAATTGGTTTCACTTGTTGATACTGTTACCCCCTTTGTAGAGTATGGCAGTTTAGTTGATGTTGTAGAGGCTACCTTAGATGTGTGTGGAGTTCTTCCATTCACTAATGTGCCTGCTACAAAATCAGTTGCTGGAATAGTATTACCCTCTTCATCTTCAATAGCAACAAATCTTGTTCCATCTTTATAAGATAATACTTCCTGACCATCTACAGTCACTGTAGTTGGCTTACTTTCAGTTGTCTTAGTAGTTGTACTTTTACGTGACAGTGCTCTAGCTTCGTGTAGTGGCATCTCCTCAACAACATCTTGTCCAGTTGTTTCATCTGTGTATTTAACTTGCACAATAGCATTATCAGGGGTTGACTTAGATATAGCTAAGTAACCTTTTCTTTCAGCCTCAGTCTCTACAGCAATGTAGTTTCTTTCTTTGTTTGCAAGGAAACCTCTTAAATTAAGAACCTCTGTTGGAGAATATCCAAGAGTCTTCATCTTAGCATAGGCAGCCTTCTTAGCTGCTGTGTCTCCTGACTTCAGTGCAGCTTCAATAGCTGAATAGTCATTACCAAGTTTGTTCTTAATACGAGTTCCCTCAGTATTATAATTTGAGTTACGAGACTCATTAGTTGTTTGGTCCTCAAGAGGTTTACCAGATGTTGTAATATATCCTGGGTCAATTTTAGTGTCCTGAGTAAGAGTTAATTCTTCTTTATTAAACCTAGCCCAACCTAAAGCATTATTAGATTCAGCAACTCTAGTACCATCTCTAGTCACAAAGTCTGTTTCAGTAACTTGTTCAAAACCTAAAGAATTAATAAAGTCATCCTTAAACTGTTTTCTTTCCTGAGAGTATGTAGCATTGGCTTCGTCCTGAGTAATTACTCCTTGTTGAACTTGTCTTTCTAAAGTTTGTAATCTAGCTTTCTCCCACTTACCAACACCAGTAGACCCTTCAAAAGATTTATCAAGTCTCTCATCAGAGATGAACTTTCTAATCCCAGTTTCATCTGTGAAGTATCTTCCATCAGTCCTGTTCTTCTTAGTGGTAATAGAGTCAGCAGTTATCTCAGCTTTCTTTGCTTGGATAAATTTCTCTTCATCTAAAGCCTCATAGATATGTAACTTATCATTGAAGGTATTGCCTTCAAGTGCATCTGAACCTTGAAACTCTTGGTCTAACTGAGCTTTAGAGACTTGTTTTTGTTCGTGAGAGATGTCAGTTCTTTTGTCAATCTCTTCAACAGCTTTCTCTCTAGCTGTGAAGTTTAAGTCAGCATCGTTAAGGAAACCAGTCTTGATATCCTTATCAAATTTCTTTCTTGCTCTCCCCATCTGTCTCATATAGTAAGCTCTGTTCTGTGGGTTCTCTTGGATACCTCTAGCAATCCTATCTGCTTCTTCTCGGTGTCCATCTATAATCTCATTTCTTTTTGCCTTGTCTTTATCAGTGTAGTTCTTGTCATCTCCAAGTACATCAAATTCGTCATACTCAGCCTCATCTTTTTCTACCTGTAGGTCCTTGGCTTGTAAAGCTCTAGCCATCAACTCGTAAGGGGCTTGGTAGATTACATCATCTACAAAGGTTGGTTTTGCTGTTTTATAATATTGTCCCATATCTTAATCTTGTTGTTGTTGGTATGCTAAAATGTCTTTGTATTGCTTCAAGGTCACTCCCTGTGCATCAGCTTCTCTTTGTAATACTGCATCAATCTCAGCTACTGTTAACTCTCTAGTACCATCCTTCAATGTGATGTTACCATTGTTATCAACCTTGTACCCTTTAGAAGTTGCATTAAGTAAATTTTCAGATACTTCATTCTTCTTAATTTGATTACTCATCTTACCTAACTGTTGGATACCTTGTCCTTTAGTGGCGATGTCTTGTGCTAACTGAGTGTAGTAGTTGTCTCTGTCTTTTCTGTCACGTTGGTCTCTTTCATCTTCCCCTGCCATAACAACCTTATCTTGGTCATTCTCAAATCCAGCTTGTTTAGAAAGTAGCCCCATCATCTGTTTAGAGAATGTGTCATAAATATCTCCACTAGCTTCGTTTGCTTGTATGTCAGAAGCTAAGTCTAAAGTACGAAGAGTATTAACTCCTCTAGCAGTCCCTCTATTTCTGTTTGTTGAGGTTGTTCTAGATACTTCAACATCCTTTAAAGCTTTATCTTGTTGTTCTCCAATATGAGTTTTTGCATTTTCAAGGGTTGCTAACCCCTCTTGTCCAAAGTCTTCAAAAGCATTTATGTTAGGGGTGTCCCCTGCTCTGGCTTCCTTAGTGTTTTTCATTGGTTCAAAGGCAGAATATAATGTTCCTGCTAATCCAAGTAAGTCCCCACCAGTATAGTTAGGCAATTTCCCCTCTATTTGGTTACCATCTGCATCAGTCCCACCAAACATACCTCTTAGTAAGTTACCACCAACAGTTCCTCCATCAGCAAACTGTTCTTCAGTCTCAGCAGTCCCTGATGCAGTTAATTGCTTCATCAGTTTAACTACCTCTTGTAATCTTTTATCTTTTTCTGCTTCCATATCATTATTCTCACCAGTTCTTTTAATGGTGTCTTTTAATACTTTATCAGTATCATTCTTTTTTAATAAGTTTTCAAGACTTGTCATTTTACTGTCACGCTTCTTAGCTCTCTCTGCCATTGTCTCTCCAGCAACTTTAATCCTCTTTGAAAAGATATCAGTTCCCTTAGGAAGGTTAACATCAATCCCACCATCTTTATGTGAAGGACCTTTAAAATCTATAAGTCCTCCATCAGGGAGTACTGCTACTTCTTTTCCTTCAACCTCTACTTCTGTATTCTGTATGTCTGAAAGACCAAAAGCAGCGAGTCTTGAATTCCCTCCTGCCCCTGAGTTGTTATCTGGTCCTGAGAATGAATTCCCTGCCCCAGTGGTGTCTTCCTCTCCAGGAGCACCTACTCCATTTGCCATCATACCTAATCCATAGTCTACAGCCATACCACCAAAGATACCTAAACCTTTAGCTACTCCATTATCTCTAGCATCTTCTTTAGCTTTAAACAAAGCCATATCATTTTCTAGTAAAGTCTCTTGGGGAGAATCAATGTAGTGTTTTACTACTCCATTTCTTCCTGTCCCCAGAGGATATTTGTATTTTTTCTTGCTCATATTTTTATTAATTTGTTAAGTTTAATATTAACTATATTGAATCTATCTGACTTTCAACGGAATAGTTCATTATCAACTTGACATCGTCAAAAGTATCAAATTTTAATCTAACCACCAAATATTTATCTCTTAAACTTTCAAGCTCTAACCAATCTTTGTTTTCATTTAAAGCTGAACTGTTTAATATTTTGTCAGTGTAATACTCATCTTGCCTAGCCATAATATCAGCATTGAAGATTGGTTGGTCATAGTCTACTCTGATATCTCGAATATCATTTATAGACCAATCTCTTTCATTTCTATCAATGATTATAGTACCTGGGTCAACATTAACTACTTGTTTATGCATGAAATTAACATCATCAGCTTCAGAGTCTTTAACCTTTAAGTTAAGCTCTCCAGTACACTGATGACTATTATAGAATATACCTTTGTTAAAAGTGACATCTTTAACATTTACATACTGCTTCATAGGCTCATTATATCTTTTTGCCTCAGTGTGTATAAGGATATCATCCCATATTTTTGTTTTTAGAGGTCCTGACATTGCAGTGTACTCAAATACAAAATCATGTTGAGTACCATAGAAATTACCATAGTTCCCTTTCTTATTATGTTGCCAAACACTGTTTACTTGTTCAGGTCCTTTAGCTGAAGTTTTTCCTGCTTTCCAAGAATAAAACTTTTCTGCTAAGTAGTGATAGAAGTCTGGTAAATAAGAATGCCATGAGGTCCAACTTTTCTTTTTTAAAGAGAAACTCATAGTCCAAGAATTATTAGCTTTCTCGAAATCTGTTGGTGTACCATCTTCATATTCTATCTCAAGATTTGCAACTTGAACCACTATGTCCACCTCTTCAATCTCTGTTGAGGTAGTTGTAGTCAACACATCATTTACATCTATAGTAAACTGACATGGAGTTATAACAGAGACCCCATCTATAGGACATTCTGCTGTCCCATTGTTGTCTACCCCATCTACTCTATTCTCTTTATACAACCAACCATAGTCTCTTAGAATAGGTTGCCCTACATAAGGATTACTCATTAAGTTGTTTTTAAGTATGTCCCAATCCCCATTTGAAAATAAAGGATTCTGGTCTAAGGCATCTACCTCTACCTGAGTCATGTTCTTTCCTTCAATACAAGCTATAGCATGTTGTAAGTATTCCTTATCAGTAGTATTATCTCTCATGATAGGGTAGTTAATACCAATGAAAGTATTAAACTGTGGGTGAAGAACATTAGTAAATGTCTCTGCACTACTTACATAACTGTTAGTATCAATGTCTGTAGGAGCTGACATAGGATTACTAATAGTGTTCCCATGAAATTTATTGTGAACCTCATCAACAAAAGCAAGGATTAACACATTAAGCCCAGCACCTAAATTATCTAACACTAGTTGAGGTACATCTCTTACCCAGTTTTCAGTCCCCCAGTTATTCCATGTTCCAGGATTAACAAAGGTTACATTATTGTCTCCCCCATTTACTGAAGCCTTAAAGCCTGGAAACCAAGTATCAAGAGTTGCAGAAATATTTACAATAGTAGCAGCAGTCATTGATGTAGTGTCAAAGAAAGGTATTACAATTGTGTCTGGAGGTATTTGAGTAATTACTGTTATCTCCCCTGTGTGAATCTCAGTAGTGTAAGTAGTCTTTTCAAACTTCATTCTACAATCTTCCATACCAACATATACCCAACCATCTAATAAACGAGCATCTATAATCTCCTGAAAAGGAGTAAATAGTAATAACTCTCCTTCAAGATAACATACTTCAAAATCTTCACTGTCTGTAATCTCATCAGCTAATATTTTATCCTTCTTTGTAAATATTACTCTTTCTTTTTTTGTGTCATAAGTAGATAAGAACCCAGTCCCAAAAGGGTTTGAAGGGTTGTTATCAAAAGGAAACTCTTTTCCATCTGTTGAATAGTAATCTTCCAACAGTCTGATTTGTAAGTTTTCTTTAAACCAACTAGAAACTCCTATATCTGTAATAGGCTCTAATTTATTACCATCAAATTGATATATCTTTGCTTCATTCTCAGAGACAAAGAATACTCCATGTTTAGTTTTAAGGGTTGCCCACCTATGTTTAGTCCCAGCAGATAATTTGTTGTCATCTAATATCTTTCTTCCAGGGGTAGAAAAATAACTTCCTGTACCTAAAAAAGATAATATATCTCCTGTTACCCTCTCTTGGAAAGTTTGAGGTTGGTGCCAAAGAGCCTCTTCAGTGTGAATATAAATATTATTCTTTATTCTGAATAGGTCAGTAATCTCTCCTGTCTCTCCTTCAATATCTCTATAATCATTAGGAAGAAACACTCTAAAGTTATCAGTTAACTCCTCCTGAAAAGATTGAGGAGTCCAGTGCACTCTATGAGGGAAATCTTCTTGACACTCAGAACAACAGTCATACTCTATTGGTAAATGGAAATAAACTTTTTGTTTGTTTCCTCTATTATAATCTGGATTAGTTTCATACCACTCCCCTAAAGGGTGTCCCATATAAGACCTACTCTCTTCTCTCTCAGGGTCAAACACTGAAAGCTTATTCATAATATGTCTGTCCAATATGGTGAAAGGATTAATAGCCTCTCCTACTTGCTTATAAATACCAAAGTGCTCATAAGCTCTTGTTCTCCCAGTATTTCCTGTTTCAATTCTCCCTGGAGCATCCATAAATGTTGGGAGTCCTGTAGTCATCCCATACCTTAATGATATATTAACTTGGGACTCAAACCACAAATCAGTTACACAATCTGCAATCCATTCTATCTGGTCATCTGAAGGAGTATCACAATGTCTATTTGGGTTACCATATCCATCACAAGGGAGATTTACATACTCTTCAGTTGTCCAATCATCTAATGTAGTTTCTCTTAACCCTTTATCATACTCTTCATAGTATGCTCTAACTAAAGCATCTTTAGTTATACCTGAAGATATAAAGAGTGCTCCACCTCCAATTACAGCAATCCCTGCTCCAATTACAAATGCTCCTGCACCCCCAAAAATTAATAGTACTGCACCTACTACTAAGAGTATTGCTCCAACTATATAATTCCAAACTGAAGTTCTTCCAGCTCTTTTTGCTATCCTATTATCATACCACATAGTATTTACATATCTCATTGGAGTTACATAGGTATCTCCATTAAACTCAATAGCTTTGTCACTACTAGGGTCTAAGCTACCATCTTCTAGTTTGAAGAGGTGTGGGTTTATACTAGTTTTATAATAAGGAAGACTTCTAAAAGTAGCATAAGAATCTGCTATCTCTCTTTTTAAATATACATAAGGGAGAGTGTTATCAATTTGGGTAGGGTTATCTTCTTTTAAGTGTACCATTCCTACTTGATTGTCCCCAGCAATATTGTATACTGATAGTTCTGGCTCTCCTTCTGCCTCTTCAATGTTTCTACTTTGTAGAGCATCTAAGTAAAATACATCTTCTATTTGGTCTCTAGTTATATCAAAGCTAAGAGAAGCAGAGTGGTATTGTGTTATATTATCTCTAGTGATAGCTTTTAAAGACCACCCATCATCATCAGTACCTCCTCCAGTCTTATGAACACTAGAATCAAAAGATGTTCCATCCTGTACATCATTATATTTTGCCTTACTTTTATTTCTTATTTGAACTGAGAATTCTCCCTCTTGTATCATTTCATCAAATTCAGTGTATTTTACATTATTGAATTTATGTTCTGGGTGAATCATACCAAACACTTTGTCTGATATTTTTCTCTCTCCTATAGCAAACTCAGGGAAAAGTAACCCATGAGAGATGTATTTATCGTTTGTAACAGAGGGGGTAAGAATAGCACTATCTAATATAGTCTTCTCATTTTCTGTTCTTTCATTTCTTACTATATAATACCCAATTATTTCTTCTTCTCCAGTAACTGAAAGAGGGGGTAATTCAACTCCAGAGAACTGAATACCAAAGATATCTGTTGCATATAATTTTTCTTCTTGACTGAAAACTGCAGTTTCAACTGTAGCAACATAAGCTAAGGACCCATGCTCAGCATTCCCTGTCCCAGAAGACACTCCAACACTGGAAGTTGTCCCATCTGCAAGAGACTCTGAAATATCAGTAATAACAACAGTGTCAGAAGCACTAAGGAAGTTTGAAAGCTTCACTAAGTCAACTGCAGATGTTGTAGTTCCTCCTATATAATCAGCAGGGTTAATATTTATTGTTGTGGTGTCAGGAACTCCTCCTACAGTATAACTAACTCTTGCCTGAAAAGGAGGTAAAGCTACAAGGTCTCCCTCAACTGTACATACTCCATTTGTCACATCCTCAGCAGAACAAGCATAAGAAGTTATTAAGTTTCCAATAACTGAAAGTTTAACTTGGAAGTAATTAGTTTCTCCTCCCACAACTCCAGTTTCTTCAACTAACTTTAATCCTACTTTACTCCTTAGGGGAAATCTATGATGTCTTACCTTTTGGAATTTTAAACCTGTCCCAATAGAATCTACTCCCCAATAATCTTCAGCTCCACAAGTGCTATTGTCAGTGTAAACACTACTAACACTCTCATTGACTGCTGACATAGGAAAAACATTACCTTCTGCTGAAGGCTCAAATACGAAATCTTCTGACACATTGACCATATCAGATATAATAAGATGACTCTTTCCAGGTATATGATATACAGGAGTTAATGACCCATCTTTAAATATATAAACAATACCAAAAGAATATATTTCTCCAGGCATATATCCCACTCCATCAAAAGAAGCAGTAGGGTGTTTTGTGTTAGCTCCATCAATCATCTCATTAGCTAAGACAGTTTTAGTTATCATGTCTGCAGATATCTTAGATGCATAACTTTGTAACTTACAATAGTTTGTTTGTTTTCCTTGAACATTACCTAACAACAACATGTTATCTATCTGTTCAATAGACCCTGCTGATTCAATAATACCATTAAAAGCTTTAAGTTCGGCTTCAGTTCCTTTAGAAACAAAGTTTGTCCCAGTGTAAAGGAATACATTATTTTGAATTGGTAAGTTCTCAGTGTATTTTATATCTGTAATTAAACCATTCCCTGTAGTAGCCTCTATAAAAGCTAACCTGTAAAATAGGAATGTTTCATCTAAGTTACTCATTTCAACTCTTAGAGATTTACTTGTGGTCTCAAAGTTTCTGTAATCTTCTTCATCAGCTCCTGCTACAATGTTTACACTTCCTTCAATATCAAGAAAACTTTCTGTAGTGTTGTCATTATAAACCTTCACAATTTCAGAGGTAACCACCCATTCTGTTGGGTTTAAGTTCTCATCTAAATATTGAATACCTACATTTACTGAGCCTGGTTCTATTTGTCCTCCAGAATTCTCTAGTGTAATGTTCTCAAATTTAGGAATCTTTGCATAACTTCTTTGAAGCTCAAATTTATTCTTGTTCCACCCTCCATCATCATTTTGAAACTGAAATGGTTTCTCCAGAATATAAAATAAGGGTTTATTATTCTTACCATCTACCCAGTATAAAGTAGATTCACACCCTCTTCTTAACCTGAAGGTAACATCAATCTGATGTGTTATCTTAAAACCAAGTAAGGCATTAACATGGGTGACATAATTTCCAGCGGTGTCAGCAACCCCTATCTCAGATAGGTCTGGAATACTGTTGTGTACTGAGAATATAACAGTTTTATTATTACCTATATAAACTTGAGATATAGGTGAATAGTCTTTTGGTAAAATATAAGATGGTTCATTACTTTCTTCATTTGATATAAAAGCAGAATCTCCTAATTCTGTTTCATCAACAGCATTAAGAGCATAGTTATAGGTTCCTTTTGGGGTGTCAATAGGAGAGTTATCTGTAAACAACCCTCCCTGAACTTTTGTTATATTCTTTTCTTCCATTATTGGTATATTTTATTATCTCTGTTATAGTTTCTTACCTCTTGTTCTCCTAGTGTTCCAAAGTAGTTGTAATACTTTCTATGGTTTGGTAAGAGGTGATGAGATTGTTCTAATAAGTTTTGGTATTGGTCTAATGTCTTAGGCATTTTCATAAAGCTTTTAGCTTGCCCTACATATTTAAGCCACTTGACTTCAGCTTTCTCAGCCTTAACTCCCCAGCCTTCTCTACCAGCCCAGTCATACATCTCAGCTATCTTCCATTTAATGAAATAAACTATAGCAGTTATGTAAGATATGTTGTCTGGAATAAGTGGGTATCCTGTCTCAGGGTCAAAAGCATTTCTAAGGTAGCTGATTGCTACCATACCATTAATAAAATTGTATCTTAATCTCTTTTCAGTTTCCCCTACAATAGTGTATTCATCTTTACAACTAGCATAAGGAGTCATATCTTTTTCTTTACACACTATACTATTAAAGAAAGTATGTGTAGAAAGTCTCACAGGTGTGAAATGATTAATGAACTCAGCATGGCTAGTCCAAACTTCATAGGTCCAACTAAGGTCTAAGAACTGAGCTGGACAGTTTGCAGCACACTCACAACAAGGGTCTGAGGTCTCTGGTATTTCTGCTGTCTCCTCATCCTCGTCCTCAATAGCCCCTGGAGTTGTTTCACAGGTACAGGCATTATTAGGGTCATACTCATTGTCTCTAGCAATCTGAGTGATTAAATGTAAGTTGGCTGGCATCACAGAATGGTAGTCCACCACCTTCAAGAAGGTTACATCTTGTACAAGTATCTGAGGAACTTTGAGAAACTCTAAAGCCTCTCCAACCCACTCTATTACATCAGTCTCATTAATGGTAGTCCCTTTAAGGTCTCTATGAATCTTAGAAAAGATTCTATCCATTGTTGTATAATTTAATACACTCATAATTGTTTGTTTTATTTAATCAAAGAACTCAGCCAATGCTTTATTCTGGTCTTTCTTAATAGGGTTTGTTTTAGAGTAAGTGTCTATTGTATAGTACAGATACCCATTGTCTCCATCTTCTTTTGTATAATCTATATCATAAGATTTACTTAGGATGAATCCATTTTCAATCTCCTTTACTGTAATTCTTACAGATTTATTTTTCACTGTTGCTCCCTCAGGCAGAGTCTTTTTAGATTTTCCTTCAAAGGAAACCTGAGCTGAAGTTAATTTTTCAGTTATCATAGCTTAAAATTTTAAAGTTGGCACCCTCTAGTATAGCTTGATGCACAGCTCTTTTGTTGGTTCTCGTAAGTCTCAGAGAGTAGAGTGTTTTATTCTCCACAAGAACTCTTTTCTTTCTCCACAAGAACTTATATCTGATATTATCAGTATGATTGTTCAAATGGTACAAGAGTTTCTTTTCTGCTTTAGCTTGAGGATTGGTTCTCCACATTTCTTTTGTTTTAACCCAATCAGGAGCTAGTCCTGTAATCTTACCTTCTTTATCAAACCTGACTTTTTGTTTTCTGCCAACCACTGATAAAGTTCCCATCCTAGAAGGGAGAGCTACCTCTTTGCCCTCTAAGACTTTGCTTAATAAAAACTTGTTGTAGTCAGCAGCAACTAACAGATAGGTTTTTATATCTGTTGGGTTCTCTACTGTTTCCTTATATAGTTTATAACTATCTCTTAAATTTTTCATCTTCTCTAGAATTATTACTTATATCCTCAGTACCTTGATTAAAAATAGATATAAGTTCATTGCTAGCCAACTCAATTAGTGTCTGAACCATGTCCTTTGCTATAGGTAAATCCATATCTAAAGGGCTCATACATTCTGGGCAGTGGTCCTCAGGGTAATACCCCTGTTCTTCAGGGACTTTATTTTCTGTTAAGTCTTTACATGGGGTAGCCCCACAAATGCTAGGGTAAGCCTGCACTTCCAGAGGGTCTTCAAACAGCCCTGTAATAGATATTACTTTAGGGGCTCCTTTACTTGTTATAAATAAGTAGTTGTCCCTAATATAAAAATCTGGTTTAGTACTTGTGTACTTTGCTCCAGCACTATATCTCTTTTTATCCCAATTTGTTTCTGAAAACTTGATGCTTCCCTCTACTGAGGTAACTGACTGAATCATGTGTCCATCCTGTAACCCAGTTAAAGGGATAGGTAAAGGTAATTTAGTTCTTAATACTTGACACCCAACTGCTGGTAAGCAAGGGCATTCATAAGGTAAAGCCTTAATCATTTCAACACAATCAAGAGTTTGATAAACCCACTGACTTATTTGTTGTCTTTTATTTATTTTTTGTGTTATTAACCTAGACCTCCCAGTAAGTAATTTACTGTATATTTGTCTAGAAGGTAATCTAGTGTCATCAGATTGTACTCCTTTTGAGTACAAAGATTGGACTCTCTGTATCATTTCTTTAATTAACATACTGTATTGTTTTTTAAATATTTTCTTAAAATGTCTGTGCAATCCTCCATGTCATACATATCATACTCTCCATCAGGCTTAACCCAAATTATCTTTCTGCTCTCTACCTTTACCCCTGTTTGTTCTAATAAGATTTGGTAAAAAGAAAGCTGTAGTTGATAGTGGCTTATAGGCATATCTAACAAATGACTAAACTCATTTATCATTGTTTGCCCTTTATGATTTTTAAATAAATCTTTATTTGTTTTATAGTCTCCTATAATATAGTGTCCAGTATTCTTATTAAACAACAATATATCCCCTGTCCCAGCAAACATATAATCCTTATGATACATCTTTAACTCCATTTCAACAGGCACAATATGGTCAGGAAGTTCATCCCAAAATTTAACCATTGCCTCTTCATATCCATTTGAAGGTTTTAACTTTCTATTGAAAGAGTACATTTCTCCAAAGTAGTGAGCTGCAGTTCCAATAGCTAAAGAAACCTTAGAATTTAGAGACCACATAAGAGAGGTAGTCCCACTAGGGAGACTATCTCTCTTGTCCATTGAAGTTGCTATGTCATTGAAATTCACCTTCTTAACAAAGATTTTGACCAACTTAGAGACTGAGGATTTTATCCTTTTCCCTTTTACACTATATATATGTTTAGGTTCATTAAATTCTAAATCTTTAAAGAAACCTATGATTTTATTTTTGTCCATTTGACAAAGATAGTAAAAATTATTTAAAATTCTATCCCTGTGTTAGATTCATTCTCTATCTCAAAGAAATCCTCTTCTTTATATATCTTCTTAGACCCACTGACAAACACCTCAGATGATAATCCAGGTTGACCTGAACCAAAATTTGTATGCATCCATTTACTACTTCCATATTGTGCTAATACTTTTTTATACCTAAAGTTCTTTGCATAACCATCTGCAGCTTGGTGTAAATCTCCACTAATAACAGATACATTATATTTATCCAATTCATTTACTCTTATGTAATCAGATAATACAGTAGCTACTTTATCATTGATAACTAAAGGCAAACCATTCTTCATGTCTTCATCATCTTTTCCATGACCAAAAATAATGGCATGACCTCCATAAATAAAGTGATTGTAAGGTTTATAGCTGACATAACTTTTTACATCTGGGTATTTCAACTCCAAGTAAACTTGAAGAGTTCTCATAGCCCCATATTCAAAGTCTCCACCATGATTAGAGTTACTTGTTGCTACGAAGTAAACTTCTCTAGCATAAGCCTGTGCCATAATGTGGTCAAATAATTCTCTGTGTAATTCAACATAGAAATCATGTTGTTCTCTATTGTTCAATTGTTGTGGGAGTGTGTGAGAAGAAGTTCCTCTTAAACCACCTGTAGTCTTTTGGTTGAACCCATCTAAGGCATCTCCAAAATCCATAATGTATAATGATTCAAATGCACCATGTAATGCTACACTCTCTTCAATGTTAGCAATGGTTGCCAATACTATTCTTTCTCTCATAACCTTTCTGTCATACTTATTCTTATAAATAGAATCAAGTTTAGTCAGTGCCCCAATGTGCTTATCAGAGCCATAGACAAAATGTGCTTTACCATTAGTAAACATATCAGGCTTATACTCTATAGGTGTCAAGTTACTAGTAAGGATAGTCTTTAAATCCTCAAGGTGTGTGTCATCAAGTAGTTTTTCTTTACGTTTTAATTTCATCCAAGCACCACCATAAGGATTGGTTGTGTACTTCTCTATCTCGAAGTCTTCTGGATTAGCTGGTAGTTGAGCTTTTTCTGGACCTTTTTTATGGGTCTCAAACTTTAATTCTCCATCTACAAAGATTTGTTTCTGGACTTTAAGTTTATCTGTTTGTTTTACATACTGTTGCCAGTACTGTTGTGCTATCCTACTGATAGCTTTCTTTTCGTAAGCTCTATCTTTTTTAGCTCTCTTTTTGTCCTTGGCTTTTAAACCAAACTTCTCTGCAACTGAAAGCCAGGTTTCCCCTTCTTCCAATCTACCACCACTGTTAAGAAGATGGTTGAGGATATTCTTTTTTATCGTCATATATGTTTTGTTAATGTGCTAGAGTATCTTCTCCTTCTTCTGTAGTTTCTGAAGGGGAATCATCAGGTAATGTTTTTTTACCTGTGATACGTGTTATAGACTCTCTTAAAAATTCAAATATACCAGTTATAGATTCTATTACAGATTTCCCTGACACTATTTTTAAATTCTCATCAATGCTTTTTGCCTCTATTAAAACAAATGCCCATAAGACAAACTGTGTTAAAGTAGCATCAATCTCTACTAGAGGTATAGTAAATTCTACTTTCCCTCCAAAACCAAAAACTTCTATTATAAATACTACTATAAATGCCATACCATATTGATATCCCTTTTTTATAGTTTGCCTCAAACCTCTGGATAATAACCCATGTCTGTAGTCGTTAAATTTTAATTGTCTTTTCTTCTCCTGTTTAAGAGTGTAAAAGTAAGCTACTAAAGCAGTGAAAAGGTCTGCAAATATTATAAGTAACAAAGCTATAAGGGGGTATATCACAGTTTCGATTTGAGCTAAGAATGGGGCAGGTAGAAATACCAAAGATTTCTGCCAACTAAATTTTGATAAAACACTTATAAAATTATACTGATAATATTTCATGTTGCAAATGTAGTTTAATTTATTCGGAAATCTTCCTTTTTATAAAATTATTCTCGGTCTCTCCACTTGGGTCTGATATACCATAGGCAGAAATGTAAGAGACTGTGGTTGTTCCTTGGGCTTCTAGGGCATCCTTTATTACTTTAGCATGTCTTGGGTCATGATTAATATTATTGACTCCTGAGTCTCCTAATAATCCAGTGGCTAATGAGTTACTATTTGATATATAAGTTTCTACTCCTCCAGTATTAGTTATGAATTGAAGCATATCCACATCAGCTCTTTCAGTTATAGTTGGCTCTAAATAAAAATCTGCTAAAGATGTTATACCATAAGTTCTATGTAATAATATTTTGGCTCCTGCACTATTATTATAATGGTTATCTATACTATACCCTAAATCAGCGTACACTATAGTCTCCCATTTCTTTAAATCATAGGTTGCTTGAGGAACACTTAAAGTAACAGCTTTAATTGCAGTACTTTCTTTAAGAATATTATTTGTACTTCCTGCATCTGCTCTGTCTGGACCATAAGCCAACCACATTGCAATACCTGCCCCAGCACTAGACCCTTTGATTACGAAGTTAGTTTTATCTAAATTCAAAAGAATATGATGAAATTTTAGAAATTGAACAGCAAATTGACCACTGATTAAAGAATTTATTAATCCTATTAACTCAATTTCTGTTTCTATTAAATCATAATTTATTAAGCAGTATGCAGTATTGTCACCTAAAAAATTTTGAATCTTTGTTTGTAACCCTCCTGTGTAAAGTGCATCTTTTTCGTTCTCAATAAAACCTCCTCCTCCAATGTTTATAACTAATCCTGTAGGAGAAACAGCATCATTGGGGATAAAAATATCTAGGACTTCTCTATTAGTTCTTCCATACTGAACATCCTGATAGAATGTTGTGTTTAGACCAGTTAAATCTACTGGGCTACCATTGTTATTGCTATAGAACATAGTTTAGTATAAGTCGTTCCAAACTGTTCCATTATGCCCTCTATGTTTATTTGACACATTATTAAAATATATATCTCCTGCAACACCTGCTGGTTCTACTGCAACTGGTTTTATATTCAAAGTCTTTAAACCTTTTGCTTTACCTACATTACCAAAAGAATCTACAGCTAATAAATAACTTAGTTCTCCAATAGTTGTTACTACAGTTCCTGTTTTCCCTATCACATCAGTAAAATCATCTCCTTCTTGTAATAAATCTCCAGTGTATCCATTAAGAATTAAACCTTTCCCTAGTCTTGTAACATGTGGGGTTACAACAAATTCATTTACATCTCCTTCTGAATTACTAAGAACTAATTTAGATTGAGCTTCCAAAAGAAAATCTGCTCCCACACCTTTTGTTCTGATTGTATAATCTACTACATCATCACCAGCATTAGCAACTTGAAACTTAGCTACCCAATTAGATGTGTCATCATCGACTGCTGGTTCAAATTGTATTCTACTAAAGAAAGAAGCATTTAAAGCAGATAGCCCCATCCCATTTTGTAGGTTTCTTCCTCCTGCCACAGCAGAAAAATCCCCAGATAAAATATATGACCTAGCATTAAGATAATTTGGTATATTTACCATATCAACAGCATACCCTTCTACTAATCCTGCTGGCACACCTAACTCACTTAAAATGTTTTGTCCTCCTTCTTGTACTCTAACAACTCTACCATTTGCATAAGTATACTCGGTCTTATAAGACCCAGTTGCAGGAGTACCTATCATATCAAATAACTCTTCAGGATTAGGTTCTCCTAACCCCATCTTACCTGTTCTAGTAATATCTTGAGTACTATTGAAAGCTGATAAGCCTGTACCAACTTCATCAAAACCACTAGCAGCAGTCCCCTCTACAATTGTACCAACTTCTCTGGCAAATAATTCTACAAAATTTAATTCTATCTTCTTAAAGTCTTTGTCTTGTAAGACTTGTTTACTTAAATGTCTTTGTCCCATTTTTGTTATTATTATTAATTAATTAAAAGTTAAAATCTTGTTCTATATAAAAAATTATGTATTTAATATCACTGTCTCCTACTGTTGCATCTACTGGAGTTGTCAAAACAACATCTTCATTTAAGGATAACAGCCCTCCTGGTCCTGCTATAGGACTAAGATTAAAAGGTGTTTTTACACCAGAATTAGCATCTCCAAATGCCCCTTCAAATATACTAATCCCACTAGACACATATTTAATATCAAAGTTAGCAGTAAAGTCATAGGCTACAGAGTTGAAATCAACTAACCCTGTTATAGAGACAAACTTAATTAACTTATCTGCTCCTGCTGCTGGAACTAACACTAAAGGATTAGCTAGTAAATCTTGCATTACTGGAGGAGTTCCAGTAATATTTAATTGTTTTATGTTTTGTATATTGTTTAAAACTACTTCTTCAATACCTTTTTTATATATAGTAAAATAAGATTTAGCTAAATTATCTATAACTCCTCCACTATCCTTTATAGTTACTGGAATTCTATTCCAACCTATCTCTGAAATCAGAGTTGCTGAAACTTCTGCAACAATAAATTTTGTATTGTCATTACTTTGTTGTACATAAATTATATCTCCAGGCTGTAAGTTTTCAATATAGAAACTAGCATTAGCTCCTGCAGACACTGTGTCTCCTATAAATATAAAAGTAGAACTAGAAGGCGCAGCACTATTAAACTTTAATTTTCCTGTAGGTGGGGCAGTTGCAGTTGTTGCACTATCAAACTCCCAAATACCTAATTCATTAGCACCTATTACAGGTAAATTATCTAGGTCATTGTAATCATTACTAATTCCTACAGTACTTATCACTGGTAAATTATCTAAGTCTGCATAATCATTACTAATTCCTACAGTACTTATCACTGGTAAATTATCTAAGTCTGCATAGTCATTAGTAGCTCCTGCAGTACCTATTGTTGGTTTATTATCTAAGTCTGCATAGTCATTAGAGGTAGCTACAGTCCCTAAAGATGGTTTATTATCTAAATCTCCATACTCATTACTTTTTGCTGTTGCTCCTAAATCTTTATCTTCTGTATATTTAGAATCTCCTGCTTCTCCATCATTAATAAGAGAAGAAGTATTAACAGGTACTTCTACTGTTTCTTCTATCTTTCTCACTGGTTCTCCTACCTGTAAGGTAATATTATCAAGATAGTACCCTATAGTTCCTGTAGCAGCTTTATAAGGCTTTATCTCTATGATACTAACAGAAGGAACAAATATTTTTATTCTAGTTAAATCAATTATAATTTCTTGGTAAGAAGTACTGTCAGCATCAAATCCATATTGACCATGAGCTATTTTTAACGCACTGTCTGGGACTTTTGCATCAGGAGTGGTAGTATCTTTAAAATAGATATAAATTTCCCCCTTTGCTCCATAAGCTTCTTTTAACCTTATCCAAAATTTAAGTGTATTCATTTCATCCCTTAAAACAGGAGTTGGAGAAGATAGGTAAACTTTGTCATGAATAGTGTTCACACCTTCAATAGATTTAGTTCCATCTTGTGCATTATCACTTGCCACTGTTATGTTTGCAGTTGGTGTAAAATCCCATTCTGCTGAATCCCCTAAATTTTCGTTAAATATTGTTTTGTCTAAATATCCTGATGGGTCTGTTTGCCCAGCTTGGACTAAAATAAACTTTATTGGATATTGTGTAGCATGGTCATAGTTTGGTTCTGCAGGAGTGGCTCCTGTAATTTCTCCTGTGACTTTACCTATTGTTCCATCTGTATTTCCTACTATTAAATCAATTCTGTCAAAAGTGCCATCTGCAACATCTAATACAACATTATCTGGGGTTGAAGAATACCATATATTAGAGACAGGAAAAGCATTTGCTGTTACTGCAAAATTAAGCCCTCCTCTCCAATCAGCATTTACATCAACTACTCCTTGTGTAGTGTTGTATAATTCTGTGAAATTATCTTCTATTTTTACGTGTGCATCTCTAACAAAATCTCCATTCTGCCCATTAGGTGTGCCTAAATTTAAGTGTTTCTGTGCCATTTTTATACTATGATTTGTAGTTCACTTATTCTATACTCTGTTGTATCAATCCTTATTTTAGCATTACTTATTTTAAAGTCAAAAGCACTATTAAAAGTTTTAAAGTAATTACATATACTTGGACATCCATACTTAAGAGATAGAAGTAAGTTTTCTAATGTTTTTATTTTTGTTGAATACTCTGTATTTCCTGCATTGTATTGTGTAATACAATAAGTTAAGCTTTTATTTATAGTGTTGAATAATACAATAGACTCACTACTAACTGTGTCACCCAAAATGATTCTCATGTCTAAAGCTTTCTTAACGCTCCCTACTAGGATGTTTATGTTGTTAGTGTCTATTTGCATTATGCTAAAATTAGATTATTATTTACTGTTTTATACCCAAAGCCTGAATGCTCTAAATCTGTCCCATAGTCAGGGCAAGCAACACATATCTCACAGACCTCATCTAAGGTGTTTAAAATTTGTATAGCCTCATCATATAACCCAAATAAAAGAGTATTGTTTGCTGTGTCTAATAAAGTACTAGCAAATAATAAAGTATCCATGTCTCCACACTTGCTCTTTACCACACTACAATCTTTAACAACAATAGCTAAAGACTTGTTTATTATACATTCATGATAAGGTAATAAGTTTGCAACTATACCAGTCTGAGGAAGTTCTTCTTCAGGTTCATCTGTTCTAAATAAAGGAGATGCAGAAGAAGAAAATTCTATTGCATAAAAGCCTGTTATTTGAGCTACTCCTAATTCTTCAGCACTTATAGAAAAATCTTCTAATTCTGTTAAGCCTGATAAAAGATGTGTTAAGTCTATACCTTCTGCATCTTCTTTATACCCTTCTTTATTCCAAGCTACTGCTTTTACTACTGTATTACCAGTGTCTACTTCAACAGAGGCAATAATACTAGTGGCTCCTGGTTGTATTTCTAATAGTTTTATAACCATCTTATTGTTTGTTTAAGTTTAGTTTAGCTTGTTTTAATTGGTAATCTGGGGCTTGTAAGTCTCCAGAAGCAATAAGAACAGCCAAGTCTACAATTTCTCTGTGTGTTGTTTTTGGTAATATACAGTCTAAAGAACCTGTCAGTAAAACTCCTGAAGGAAGGTTGTACCCTCCAACTCTAAAGTCTTCTGCATTATGTATATACTCTAATTCTTTAATGTAATCAAGACACATAGTCTTGTTAGAAAAAGTGCCATCATCAAAGGTTTTTATACCTTCAGCATGAAAGAGACCATTAACCTCTCTCCACTCAAATGAAGAACAGTCAAAAGGACTTTCTTCAAACTCATCATCATGTTGTCTAACCTTTAAGGTAGCTGTAAAATTTTTACATTCTCCTTTAGTCATTAATACTGTAGCACTTAAAAAGTGCCAATAATCCACTGGGAGAGTAAATAAATTATCAGTGATAGGAGAACAGTAGCCATTAACAACTACTGTTCTAATATCATCTATACTTCTTTGTGAAGTTTCAAATCCTAATCTGCCTGCTAAACCAGGTTTAGCAACCATTTTTACAAAAAGTTCCTGTGCCTCATTAAGCTTCCAATCAATTTCAGGAACCCTAAGATTCCTGAATTGCTGGCTGTCTATTTTATTTAACTTCGATTTGAAGTCATAGTGCATGTCTTTTATAGTCACAGTCTTTTAGTTTTTAGATTATGCTGAGAATAATGCTTTTAAGGCAGTATATACAGCTCCACTTGATGTTGCAAACAACACTCCAAATAAGCGTTTGTCTCCATCATTTACATTCACTTTGTCAGTTGTCCATTCAAAGCATACAGTGTTGTAATTAACACTATTCTCAAATTGGTAAACTAAGTCTTCTGAAGCAACACCATCAGACAATTGAGGGTAATGATTTAAGTTGGTGTATAATGACATACACTCAAATTCTGAAGCTCTTACATCTGCTCCTGCACCTAACTCATAAGTAATCTCTTGTGTCTCAGTGAACTCAATACTTGGACCTGCATCACCGTTAAGCTTAACTGATGGGAATAATTTAGCTCCTCTAGGGAAGATATAATTAACATCAAGGTCTTTGTAATCTCTTGTTACTGCTGGTTTACCCTCTATAATAAGAGTAAGTGTTGCAGTATCAGTTCCTGGGTCATTATCAGTATTCACTGCTTTGTTAGTTGCAATATGTGCATCAATTGCAGCTAAGTCAGCTAAAGCTGCCCCACCTGTAATTTTACACTTTGCAAGATAGAAAGGAGAGTCTGAATCATTTACCTGTTTGAATAACTCTCTTGTGATAACATGATTATCATAAGTTGGGTTACCAGTACAATCACATTGAGCAGTAAGTTCTGAAGGAGAACTAACTACACTTGTGTCAGTATTTACCCAAGATAAACCACGTTCTCTCATTAGAGACTCTTCATCAATGTTAATTTTAATTGTAGCTGTACCAATACAGTCACATTCTGAACTTTCAACTACAGCTTCCCAGATGTTTACAGCAGATGCTGTATAGTCTTGTTCTGCATAACGAGTCATTTTAGCTTTCTGAATGTTAGCGAAAGAGTAGTAGATGTTACCATTTACTTTCCCTACCACACTATATTCAGCAGGTAATGCAGCGTAGACTGCAGCAGCAGGTAAACTTGTGGTTGAACCAGCAGCAAATACTCCTACTTCATTGTCCCCTAAGGTCTCAAAAGTTTTAGAATCTGCAATGGCTTTTACATTGAATAACTGCTTGTTTTGTGCTATTGTATGTTTCATAATTATTGTATTTTAGATTTTACGCTAAGTAAAACCTCTTGATTATCAGGAGAGCTAAGAGTCTTTCTTACCTCATCCTCGCTGAAACCTAAATTGGTCTCAAAATAGAAAATTCCTTTACTTGTACGTTTAAGTACATTCTTTTGAATAGCTGACTTAATATCAGATATTAACGTGATGTCCTCTGCAGATTTTTGCAAGAGTCCTTGAAGTTCCAAAGATAGTTCTTTTTTATTAATTATATCCTCAAATCTCACAGTTAAATAATCTTCATCTTTATTGTCAGTGTTTTCATTTAATAATATTAAAACAATTTGTCTCTTACGAGCTGGAGATAAAGCTGCAACCTCACTAATAAGAGTGTTTCTTTTCTCTAGTTTAGTTGCTTTAATTTTATTTGCAGCCCCTTCATTATAAATATAATGGGTAGCTTCTGGTTTGCTTCCAGTTCTCATCTCATCTTCTGAACAGTAGATATAGTTATTTATTAATAAATACTTATACTTTATAAAGTCAATGTGATTTTTACCTGGATACAAAAAGATTGGACTATTGCTTAATTCTACCTTTACTATCGAACTTTCCCAGAATTCATGTGCTGTACCTCGCCTGTAAGTATCTTCAATATTATAAGGAAACTTTTCCTTTTCAAGATACTTTACATCCTCCTCAGTAAGCCCTGTGCTGTATTTCAACGTCACAGGGTTTACAAAAGGGGCTAAGATATGAGCTTGAGAAAAGTATTCTAAGTTTTCGGAAAAACTTTTAATACCATTTCTTCCTGGTATTGGTCTGATTTCTATTTTTAAATCTTGTGTTACCATGCTTATCTTATTATTTAATTAATTAATCGTTAACAGTTTTCACTAATTCTCCTGTTACAGTTGAATCTTCGATTTGTACTCCAATACTATCTGAGATATGTACTTCGTAATAATCACCTGAGTGTGTTGCTCTGTCTCCAGTACTAACACCACCTGGTCCAACTCTACCTAAAATTCGTGTACTTCCATAAACTTTGTTCTTACGAACTAAACAGATGTTGTCTTTTGAAAGACTGTCTCCATTTCCTCCAGTTACATCAAGAATCGTAATTCTTTGTGACTGTAAAGGTACTCCAGTTAATGGGTCAATATCTCTGTGAATTGACTTGTCATCGTTTAATGCATTGTGGACTAATTTGAATGAACCACCTGTTGGTAAGTCATAAGTAACAAACTGGTATCCAGTACGTAAAGAGTTGTTAGACATCCCTTCAGTCCCTTTAATGAAAGTAGAACTTTCTCTAACAATAGCCTTAGAACCATTCCAAGTATCTAATGCTTTAGCATATTCTTTCATTCCATAATGTCCTGATAATCCCATTACTTCTCCTAACTCACCTGGATTAATTCTAGAGTACACAATTCTATCGAAGAATGCCTCAATTAACTCAGCAGACATTGTAGTATAACGCTCTACATTTCCACCAAAACCGATTTGTTGTTCCATACCAGCACCTGGGTTGATTGGGTATCCAGAATCTGGGTCAATCAAAGGTTGGTCTCCAAGACGAGAATACATTGCATGTATTGCCATCTCTTTATTCATAGACATGTAATAATCAGACTCCTGCTTATCCATCCATGATTTGTGAACTGCACCATCATCATCTTGAAAAGCAATTTCAACTACAGCTTGAGCTGCAAAATCAGTTACTTTATATTCTTTACGTAACTTCACTAAAGAGTTTTTATACTCTACATTAGTGTAGTTTTCTGTATGAGAACCACTTTCAGCAGCTTCACCACGCATTGTGAACATACGAGTCCATTTGACACCTGGCTTTAAATACTTAGCTTTAATGAAATGTTCAGCTCCCTCAGTATAAGTTTTTAAAGTATATACAAATCCACGAGCACCTTCTTTAGACTTCTGAGTAACTACTGCTACCTGAGACTTGTCAGATGAACCTGGACTAATAGATTCTCCAATTGCGAATAAATCCACATCAACCAATACTGTGATATCTTGACGAAACTTCCCTGGAGTTGCCCCAGCAGTTCTGTTTTCTAAGATAGTCATAGGTCTGAATCCTTTCACTTTCATTTTCCATGCCCAGTTAAGGTCATCAATGTACTTTGTTTTTCCTAAACCAAACATACCTTCAAGAACATTACCTGAGGATAAATTTAAGTTGTTTGTCTTTGAGGCAAAGATTGCTCTTGTTGGTGCTTCAAATACTGTAGGCTTAATAGCCAACTGATTACTCCAGTGGTTCAAGTCAGTCATCTTCGTAGAGTTGAACTTGGCTTGTCTTACCTGTAGCTTGTTAATTTTTGTTGCCATAAATTAAATTTTTATTATTAGTTAAAATAGTCAGCTAGTTGCTTCTTAGCTCCTGCTGTCTTTACAATACTCTGTTTTTTATCTCGCCTAACATTCTCTATAACCTTCTTTGTTACCTTTGTCTCTGTATCAATTTTGATTTCCTCAAAGTTAAGCTCACCCTTCTGGCTAGCTGCTTTCAACAATTTTGCCATCTGGACAGAACCTGTAGGACTATTTAAAACTCTTAGTAAATCTCTTTGCATGCTTGTCACTTGTGAACCATTATCTAACTTAACAGTTCTATCAGACATATAATCTGGTAGAGCTATCTTGTCTCCTGGTGTCAAAGTAAATCCAGCAACTGACTCAGTATCTTTTAGATAAGAAGAAACTCGACCTTTTAACTCTCTTCGTTGAGTCTTTTCAGCTTTAAGTTTATTCTCTGTGCCTGTAAGTATTGCTTGTCTCTCAGTTTCTTTTTTCTCAGACCATCTAGTGTAATGAGTATTTGAAGCTGCTTCTAATCTTTTTGAATCTTTTAGGAAGTCAATCTGAGCACTAATGTATTCAGCATCGTATCCTTCCTCTGTTAAACCAACTGTTACTGAAGCTATTTGATTCTCTTCTACAGTCATGTCCATACCTTCTGTAAGACCTGTGTTGTTTTGTAATGATACCTTATTAAGGAACTGGTCGATATCTCCCCCATTAATTACAAACTTATTCATCTCTTTTAATACAGTGGGCATCTCTTCAAACAGTTTTTCCACTCTTGTATCAAACACGTTGTCCATGCTGTCTTCAAGAATCTCTCCTGCTCTCACATCAGTTAATTCTTCCCCTTCTTCTAATGTGTAGTCAAGGTATCCCTTTTCTTTCATCATTGCTAAAGTGGTTAATGAGCTTCCTTCTAATACAACCTCATCTCCAACTGGAGCAGGTGTACCAGGGGGAATTATTACTACATCCTCATCCTTATCATCTTTTGTTTCAACAGCAAAAAGGTCTGGCTCCTTGTCCTTAACTTTTTCCTCTTCCTCTATCTTACTTTTCTCTTCAGATGTGAGGGGTTTTTTTGTTGTGTCTATAACTTCATCTTCTTCCACTGTGAAAAAATCAACATCATTGATGTCTTCTGTGGTGAATCCGTTAAAGTCTTCTATTAAATCATTTACCATTCTGCAAATATATATAT